GGATGATGTAATGATAGCTGGAACGGCCTTGCAATCAGGAGCGTGGACACAGCCAACGCGCTGATCATATGCTTGTCGTGGAGTTAAATCCCAAGTCTTGTCCCCAAGCAACCAACGAGTAACTCCCTCTTTTTTCTTCTTCGGATTTTCAGCTTTTGAAAAGCCGTCTTGATTCGGGTGAATGTACGGGCAGCCTTTCACTTCGCATTTCTCCAAAAACTTGCAAGGATAGCGATGAAGCAAAGCGCGGAAAGCTGCCAATTCTGCAGGAGTAGCAGAATGATTGAGAGGACAACCTTTGCGTTTGCATTCCACGCCACGCACAAAAGCATAGCAAAACTTAACCGCTTTCGGTTTTGAAGCATTGAGTCTTGCTTGTGCATCTGACTGCTCTTTCTTGCGTCGTGGATGCCACTTATCATCATCGTCGTCATCGAAGACAAGTTTGCCAGCACCACGATCAACTTTGGAGCGGCGCAGATTACCCTTAGCAGCCCCTATTGTAATATCGCGCTCGCGTTCATCTGCTGGAGCCTCATAAACCTCATCTGGATCAGACTCTTTCTTTCTTCGAGTAGGAGTACGCTTTGGCTTTGGCCACAACTTGATGGCGGCAATCGTCAGAGCGGCCGCGACAATGATGATCACAAGCAGCTTCCCAGCACCAATCTTTGCAAGGTACTGAATTGCTGCGGGATCATCTTTTGAATGGGGCAACTCTCGACCCCAAAATTCTGTCGCTGCTTCTGGGACTCGTTGCCAAAACGTTTTTGCATCGATTTCTCCCGTAGGAGCATCAGTTGGAGCAGCAGAAACGACCCGAGCACGCAGCAGGGCTGTCGCATTGCACAAGTTGATCTCAACCAAGCGGTTCCACGACGGGCTGCTGCGTGGCTTCTGAAAAGTAAGCTCCCATGACAAAAATGCACGATAATACAGTAGTGCTCGGGCGAAGCCAAGTTCTTTGCCAAGTCGAACAAGCATGTAGCGCGGAATGTCGATTGAGTCTGCAGGAACTACACCGATCGAATCGTTGAGGTAAACAGTTGCAACGACTTGCTTTGATTCAGGTCTCAATGCCTGGACGACACGGCAATCAGCCAAATCACATTTGAGAGCGCTCTTTTTCCATTCAAACGCTTCAAGAATTTTCTGGCGATGCTCGACCTCGTCCACATCGATGAACTCCGGAAAATCGTCATTCTGTAAACCTTCATCAACAATGATACCCCACCAAGTATGAA